CATGACTTACACGGCTTTTGATATACATAAAAAATTAGTAGAAGACGAAGGTTTTGATCCAAATTCGACAGAATATTATTCTGAAGTAGATAAACGAATAAGACTTGAATTTCCGCACAAATTTGATAGTGTAGAGACTTCTACTGAGCAACCTGCTCAAAATGTAGCAAGTGCCAAACGTCCGGCAACTAAAGGACGCAGAAAAACTGTGAGACTCACACCATCACAGGTAGCAATTTCTAAAAGATTAGGTGTGCCACTAGAAGAATATGCGAAACAATTAGCCGCGAAGGAGGTATAAGCATATGAAGAAAAAAGTAACAAATAAAACTTCCCGCGTGAGCGAAACTAGGGTTAAACAAGAACAACCCAAAGTTTGGACTCCACCCTCATCTCTAGATTCACCGCCTGCGCCAGACGGTTATCGACACAGATGGATAAGAACTGAATCAATGGGTTTCGATGATACTCAAAACGTTTCAGGTAAAATGCGTTCCGGATGGGAATTTGTAAGAGCAGATGAATATCCGAATGAAAATTATCCAAGTGTTCAAGATGGCAAATACGCAGGAATGATTGGAGTTGGCGGCCTTGTGCTGGCAAGGATACCTGAAGAAATCGCAAAGTCGCGTGAAGCGTACTTTAATAAAGTGACTGCTGACAGATCGGAAGCAGTTGATAACGATTTAATGAAGGAACAGCACCCAAGTATGCCGATTAATAATGATCGACAGACTCGTGTAACTTTTGGTGGTTCGAAAAACTAAAATCTTTTAGATATTTCTACCCATCATTTTAATCAATCAACCCTTTAAGGAGGAAAACAATATGGCTAATCAAGATGCCGCATTTGGTTTCAGAGCAATGGGAAAATTGGGTAGCAATGTTAACAACATGGCTACAAGTGAATACAAAATAGCTGACAACGCTAGCCTTGATTTATTTCAAGGTATGATTGTCGGTAATGCTAGTGGTCTTATTACTGCTGGTACAGCTACAAGCACTAAGAATCTTGGTGTTTTAAATGGTGTGTTCATTTCCAAAGACCCGTCAACTGGAAAACCAACTTTTAAAAATCAGTACTCACAAACTAATGTAGCTACTGGTGAAACAATAACTGCGTTCGTTTACGACGATCCTAATACTCTGTTTGAAGTGCAAGCCGGAGGAACCCTAGCACAAGCAGCACAAGGTAACAACATCGATTCAATTTTAGGAACTGGTGATACTGTTACTGGTAGAGCTAAATCTACTACTGCTTCGTCTGTTACTGGTTCTGGTGCTACTGCACAATTCAGAATTATTAAGCCGTCAGCGGACCCACAAAACAATGACATTGCTAGTGCGAATTGTAATTATGTCGTTAAATTTAACGAGCATCTTTACCTTACGACTACTGGTGGTGACGCATAATAGCAGGAGGAATATATGGCTATATCAAGAGGACAACTAGCAAAAGAGCTAGAGCCAGGTCTGAATGCATTATTCGGACTTGAGTACAAAAACTACGAAAATCAACACGCGGAGATTTTCGACAAAGAATCAAGTGACAGAGCTTTTGAAGAAGAAGTAATGTTGTCTGGTTTTGGAAACGCTGCAGTTAAGCAAGAAGGATCTGCTGTCGGTTATGACGATGCGCAAGAAACTTTCACTTCACGTTACACTCACGAGACAGTAGCTCTCGCTTTTTCTATTACAGAAGAAGCTATTGAGGATAACTTGTATGATAGTATCGGCTCACGTTATACTAAAGCATTAGCAAGATCTATGGCTACAACTAAGCAAGTTAAAGGTGCAAATGTGCTAAACAATGGATTTAGTTCTTCGTTCCCAGGCGGTGATGGTAAGGAGCTTTTTGCTACTGACCACCCAACTTTGAGCGGAACTGTTTCTAACGAGTTATCAACATCTGCTGACCTTAACGAAACATCTTTAGAGCAAGCATTAATTGATATTGCTGCTTTTACTGATGAGAGAGGCTTAAAAATTGCTGCAAGAGGAGTAAAAATGATTATTCCTTCTGCTTTACAATTTACAGCTGAAAGACTAATGAAGTCTACTCAAAGAGTTGGCACTGCAGATAACGATATCAATGCGATCGGATCAATGGGGATGATTCCTCAAGGTTATGTAGTTAATAACTACCTAACTGATACTGACGCGTTCTTTATCAAAACTGATGTTCCTAATGGAATGAAGTACTTTGAAAGAGCAGCACTAAAAACTGCTATGGAAGGTGACTTCGACACTGGTAACATGAGATATAAAGCTAGAGAAAGATACAGCTTCGGCTTTTCTGACTTTAGAGGTATCTATGGATCTCCAGGTGCTTAATCACTAGATTAAGACTAAGATATTAAGGGGCCTTCGGGCCCCTTTTTATTTGCAATCACTATATTAAAAGACTATAATCAAAACACTGCAGCTTTATAAATAGTCAACGTAGACTTTTGCAGTAGACAATGTCTCAGACTATGTTGGCGGAAACGGAGACTAATAATATGGCTAATACAACTTTTAGCGGTCCGGTAAGATCAGAGGGTGGTTTTAATGTTTTAAACAAAAACTCATCTACTGGTGTTTTTACCGAAACTGGTTTTTCAGTTAATTCAACTGGACAACTAATCTCACTAGGAACAAGAAAAATACAAACTTTTGTTGGCACACTTGCAGGTACTGATACAGGTACCGCTTATGCTGACGGTGACGTTCTTGTTGAACTAGGAACTTTAAACACAGACGTGCCTGATGATTTAGTAACAGCTACTAAAATCTTTATTCACAAAGCAACTGTACTTGTTACAACTGTTAGTGGTCCAACTCTTGTTGGAGGATTATCATTAAGTGCAACTTCTGGAACAGCTACTAATGCAGCTGTTTCTTCTGGAACTGAAATTGTTGGTGCAGGTGTTGCATCTGTTAACCCAAGAATTTCTGCAACAGACTCAGTAACTGAAGTTGATATTGACTTTGATTCAGCGGCTTTTCATGTATTTGCACCAAACATTAGTGCAGCAGTTGCTAGCAAACACTTATATGCGTTTGCAACAACTACATTAAATGGCGATGCCTCAGCTGGACGATTTACAGTAGAACTAGATTATTCAGTAATGTAATAAATAAACTCTGAGTAAGGGCGTAATGGCCCTTACTCTTTAGTAGGAGAAAATAAAATGGCAGACGTAGTATTAAATCAAACACTTTTTGAAGGTGATAAGAAATTAGTTACACACTATCAAAACGTATCAGACAATAGTGGTGGAACTACAAAAATTGTAGATGTTTCAGGTTTAACAGCAAGACAAGACGGTGCAACACCAGCAACAGTTACTCTAAACAAAATATGGTATAGCGTATCAATGACAGCAAAAGTAGACGCTGTTAAATTGATGTGGGATGCAGACACAGATGCAACCTTTTTAACGGTAGAGGGAGATGGTTATCTAGACTATAGCTCTATTGGCGGTATTAAAAACAATGAAGCTACAAACTTTACTGGAGACGTTGTAATTGTAATGCCTGCATGTACCGCTAATGATAGTGCAACTATTACATGCGAGTGGCTTAAAAATTATTAATAAGGAGTAGCATATGGCCACTTCCGGCACTAATATTTTTGAAAACACTTTTTACATTGATGAAATGTTTCAAGAAGCCTATGAACGTGTAGGTGTAACAGAAATTACAGGTTATCATCTAACCTCAGCTAGACGTTCTTTAAATATTATGTTGCAAGAATGGGCTAATAGGGGGTTACACTATTGGGAAATAGGTGAAACTAATATTGATTTAGTTGAAGGCCAAGCAGAGTATAAATTTTTTAGAGCAACAACTGATGGCACAAGTGCTACTACAGTTGCTCCTGCTGACGTTTATGGTATTGAAGATATTTTAGAAGTTACTTATAGAACAGACAGAACACAAACTACACAATCTGATTCAGCAATGAATAAAATTGATCGTTCTACCTATTCTGCTTTAGCTAATAAACTATCTAAAGGAACACCAAATCAATATTATGTGCGTAGGTTTTCTGATCATACAAGTATAACTTTTTATCCAACACCTGATTCTACAGCAGCATCAAGAGATGCACATATATATTTTGTTAAAAGAATACAAGATGCTGGTGCATATACCAACACAGTAGATGTACCTTATCGTTTTGTACCTTGCATGGTATCCGGATTATCGTATTATCTATCACAAAAGTATAACCCACAGTTAGTGCAACAAACAAAAATGTTATACGAAGATGAATTAAACCGAGCGTTAACAGAAGATGGTTCTTCTACTAGCACTTATATAACCCCGAAAGCTTATTATCCAAATGTCTAATTTTGCAAAAGGTAAACACGCATTAGCTATTTCTGATAGAAGTGGAATGCAATTTCCTTACAAAGAAATGCGTAAAGAATGGAATGGTGCTTTTGTACATTCTTCTGAATTTGAACCTAAACACCCACAGCTACAACCACGCGCTAGGATAAATGATCCACAAGGTTTACAAAATGCAAGACCAGCAAGAACAGAAAACGCTACTTTAAGATTATTAAAATTAAATCCTTTCGAAACTAGAGTTGCAAGTTCTGGAGATATAAATGTTTTTGAACCAGGACACAATAGAACAGCAGGAGACACAGTTAGGTTTTACGGATCAGCAACAACAGCACTTGGTGATGGCACCACTAGAAGCTATGGCGTACCATTAAGCTTTGATGGTGTTACTGGTGCTAATCTTGGTCGCGCTGCAGGCTACACTATTACTTTAGGTAGAAAAGATTCTAGCGGTAATATAGATGCTAGCACCACAACAGACTTTTATCATTTTACAGTTGCAACAAACACTGCTACAACTGGAGGTATTAATGGTGGGGGCGATTTTGTATCGTCTGGTCCCGTAACATTGGTAAGTTAGGATTATTATGGCATTCACTTTAGCAACATTAAGAACAGCAATTAGAAATTACACAGAAGTAGGTAGCACAGTTTTAAGTGACACTATTCTTGATACAATTATAATTAACGCTGAAGCAAGAGTTTTTAGAACAGTAGATGCTGATGCTAACAAGTTTTATGCAAATTCAGAAACAGTTATTGGTATTAGATATATAACCGTGCCTACCGGCACAAGGATTATTAGGTCAGTGCAAATTACTAACCCAACCACTTCAGACCAAATATATTTAAAACAAGTAGATCAATCATTTTTAGCAGAATATCATCCAGATTATGACAATGCTAGTGATAGAGGTATACCAAAATATTACGCACATTGGGACGAGGACAATTGGGTAGTAGCACCAACACCAGATGCAGCTTATGCCTTAACAATGGCTTATATCAAACATCCAACTACAATTACTACTTCGGAGTCTCAAACTACCGATTTATCTACATATGCTCCGGATTTATTATTATATGCATGTTTAGTAGAAACCTTTAAATACTTGAAAGGTCCTGAAAATATGCTACAACTATACGAAGCTTCTTATGCAGAGGCTATACAAACGTTTGCAGCCCAACAACAAGGTCGTAGACGCAGGGACGAATACAGAGATGGTGCACTACGTATCCCTATCCAATCACCATCACCATAAATTTATAAGGAGAAAACAATATGGCAAATGTAATACCAACATCTTTTAAAACAGAACTATTGTCTGGTACACACAATTTTGCATCAGGCGGAGATAGCTTTAAAATAGCTCTGTATACATCTAATCCATACAGTGCTTCATCTACAGCTTATTCTACTAGTAATGAAGTAAGTTCAAGTGGCACTAATTATTCTGCTGCCGGACAAACACTAGATAGTCAAGCAGTAGCGGCTACCAGTACTACTGGTCACGTTGATTTTGCTGATGAAACTTTTTCATCAGTAACACTAACAGCAGCTTTTGCAGCTATTTATAATGATGATAAAAGTGATAAACTTGTTTTAGTATTAGACTTTGGTGGAGATAAAACTGCAACTAACGGCGACTTCGTAGTGCAATTTCCAACAGCTAATGCTTCTGATGCTATTATTAGAATAGCATAAAGGATAAAATATGGCACTAGTTCTTAACGATAGAGTTAGAGAAACTACAACTACAACTGGCACGGGCGCCGTTGCGCTCGGTGGAGCTGTATCTGGTTTTGAAACTTTTGCTGCAGGTATTGGTAACAGTAATACTGTTTACTATGCAATAGTTCACAGAACCGCAGCTGAGTTTGAAGTTGGTCTTGGTACATTAGACGGAGACAGCTCCGATCTAACACGTACAACTGTTATTTCTAGTTCTAATAGTGATAGTGCTGTAAACTTTGCATCAGGCACAAAAGATGTATTTTGTACACTGCCTGCAAGCAAAGCTGTATTTGAAGACGCGGATAGTCACGTAACACTACCACACGATTTATTTATTCAAGGTGGTCTTATTGATCTTAAAAATGATGGTGGCGCTGTATCACAAATTAAATTTTATTGTGAGTCTAGTAATGCTCACGCACAAACACTTATTGGTGCACCTCACTCAGAGTCTGCATCTAACACTTTAACACTACCAAGCACCGGTGGTAATGCTAGATTAGTTTCAACAGCTTCAACTGCAACTCTTACAAACAAAACACTAACAACACCTGTCATAGCAGAGATAGATTCTAGTGCCGATATAACACTAGATGCTGATGCAGATATCGTACTAGACGCTGCAGGTGGTAACGTAGAATTTAAAGACGCTGGCACGCTTCAATTAACTATAGACATGGATGGCACTGCAGGTGCACAGATAATTAAATTAGAAGTAGATAGTGACGACTTAATATTTAAACAATACGACGGCACAGTAGTATTAACATTGGATGATGACACAACTGTAAAAGTTGCAACCGATCTAACAGTTGGTGACGATGTAAGCTTATTATCAGACGCTGCCGTTCTTAACTTTGGTGCTGATAGTGACGTGTCATTGACTCACGTGGCGGACACAGCGTTATTATTAAACAGCTCGAGACAACTACAGTTTGGTGACTCTGGCACATACATACACCAATCAGCTGATGGTGTGCTAGATCTAGTATCTGACACAGAAATAGAGATCAATGCAACAACTATAGACATAAACGGTAATGTAGAAATTTCAGGAGATTTGACTGTATCTGGTGATGATATCACTATGGGCACGAATACATCGGGCCATGTTATGGTCGCTGATGGCACTAATTTCAACCCAGTGGCTATATCTGGTGATATTAGCATAGCAGCTAACGGAGCTGTAACTATTGCAAGTACAGCGGTTGAGACGTCTATGATTGCAGCTGATGCTATAACAGAAGCTAAGATTGCAGATAATGCAGTTGAAAATGAGCATCTCAATGACAACGTAATTTCAGGGCAAACTGCTCTAACATCTGGACTTGCGACAACAGATGAGTTATTAATAAGTGATGGCGGAACTATCAAAAGAATGGACGTTTAAGGTCAAAACAAAAGCTGGAATAGGTACATCTATTACAACTGTATATACAGTTCCTAGCACTACTACTGCGATTGTGCTTGGTTTGATAATTGGTAATGTTACAGGTTCAGCGGTTGCTGCAACTGTACACGTAGAATCCGACACATCAGATACAGAAACAAATGGCAATGTAGAATTGGTAACAGCAGCACCGATACCTGCGGGAGGTTCGTTAGAAACTCTTGGTGGAGGTAAACTGGTATTGCAAACGACTGATATATTACGGGTGACTTCTGATACAGCTTCGTCACTTGATGTTTCATTGTCCATAATGGAGATATCGTAAGATGGCAGGTACAATACCTTTTCGTGGACTCACTGGAGATACTTTACTACAGCCAGCTTTCTATGCTCGTAAAGATAGCACAGGACAAGCAATTGCGGCAACAACTGCAACAAAAGTTACATTTGTTACAGAGGAGTTTGATGAAGGCGGTGTATATGACAACTCAACAAACCATAGATTTACGCCTGTTATTCCTGGTGTGTATTTAATATCTGCTAGTATAGCTATAACAAATCACCCTGCTGGTAAGTTTTGTCAAATAAGAGCAACCAAAAATGGTTCTCTTATGGAGGATTTTACACAATTTTTTATAAATCCATCAAGTGGTGACCAAGATACGACTTCTGGTCAAATGACTTTTTTAGAAACTTTTGATGCTGATGATTATATGGAAATTTTTACATATCAAAATTCATCGGATTCTGAAACTACAAGAGTAAAACATGAGTGTCGTTTTATGGCGTTTAGAGTTAATTAGGAGAGTATATGGCAACATTAGCAACAAAAGTTAAACTATATTTAGAAGCAAACGGTAAAGACATGGACACAGAATTTCTTGCTAATAGAGTTATAGTCTTAGATAATTCAGATGGTAAAGGCCCTTTTATTCACACTTGGAATGTTGATGGTTTAAGCAAACCAACAGATAGTCAACTAGATTCTTATGACTCTGCTGGCGACACTTTTGTAGCGAATGAAAAAGTAAGAAACACGAGAAAAGCTGCTTACGGAGATATAGGAGAACAGCTTGACGAAATATATAAAGATATTGATGCGTGGAAAGCACGTGTTAAAAAAATTAAGGATGACAATCCAAAAGGATAATTTATGAGCTACATTGGACAACAATTACCAGCTGACGTTTTTTCAGGTTACACTACCGACAGTTTTACCGGTGATGGTAGCGCTACGACGTTTACTTTATCAAAGGCTCCGTTCTCCGAGAACGGGCTAATCGTTGTTATCAATAACGTTATACAAAAACCTACAACAAACTTTACTGTATCAGGCACAACACTAACCATAGTTGGTACAGCTGTAGCATCAGGTGATGTTATTTATGCAACACATTTAAGTGGTGTAATACCAAGCACACTCGCATCAAAGTTAGATACTAACGGAGTATCTGATGCACTGATTCTCGATGCAGATGCCGATACAACAATAAGCGCGGACACAGATGACCAGATAGATTTTAAAGCAGGTGGGACAGACGTTATGTCTATGACGGCAACAGGACTAACTATTAATGATGGTACTACAATAACAACTGCCGATAACACAGACACACTATCATTAATCTCAACTGATGCGGATGCAAACTCTGGGCCTAATTTACTACTTGATAGAAACTCTAGTTCAACAGCAAACCAGGATGTAATAGGTGTAATAACCTATAGAGGTAGAAATGATGCTGGGCAAGAAGTTGATTATGTTCAATTAGAATCAAGGCTAGGAGATGAAACAGATGGCACTGAGGACGCTAACTTTAAACTTAAACACATTGTCGGTGGCACTCTAAGAGAGTATATATCAACAAACCACGCTGAAATTTGTTTTAATGAAGAGTCAATAGATTTAGACTTCCGAGTAGAATCTAATGCTAATGAATATGCACTTTATGTTGATGCTGGTAGTGAGGAAGTTGGGATTGGCACAAACCCTTCTAGATCATTTCACACTCAAGCCAGTGCAAATGATATCATAGTTCTACACCATAACGCAGCGACAAGTGGTAATGTGTTTGGTCTACAAATTGACTTTAGTTCTACCGTTGATGATAACACAAGTTATTTCTTTAGATGCGTGGGTAATGACAGAGCTACTGTTAGAGCAGTTATTTATTCTGATGGAGACATACAAAACGCTGACAACTCTTATGGTTCTACTTCTGATGAAAGAATAAAAGAACAAATAAAAGATGCAAATTCACAGTGGGATGACATTAAAGCACTTAAAATTAAAAACTATAAACTTAAAGAAGATGTAGCAGACAAAGGTGATAGTGATGATTTATGGAGATTAGGTGTAGTTGCACAAGATCTTGAAACAGCAGGCATGAATGGGTTAGTAAAACCAGAAGTAAAACTTGATGCAGAGAGTCCTGAAGTTGTTAACGGAGAAGGTAATGTTGGAGATATAAGAGATTATAAAGGCGTTAAATATTCTATTCTCTACATGAAAGCAGTAAAAGCATTACAAGAAGCTATGGCAAAAATAGAAACACTAGAGACAAAAGTAAAAGCATTGGAGGACGCATAAGATGACACAAACAAAAGTACAATTATTAGATTTAAACGGTCTTGAAGCCATATTAGATGCAGACGCAGATACATCAATTACTGCAGACACAGATGACCAGATAGATTTTAAATGTGCTGGCTTAGACACAATTCAGATGAATAAATATGGTCAAATAAAACACACAAGAGATAGTGCTACTACTTTTGGTGGCTCTACTTCATTTATACACCAAAGAGGTACTATCGCATCTCCTAGTATTGTAAACTCAGGTGATACTATAGGTTTACTTCAGTCAGCCGCTTATGATGGCACAGCATATCTTGATGGTCCTAGAATTTTATTTCAAGTAGATGGCACGCCTGGTGATGACGATATGCCTAGTAGAATTTCTTTTCAAGTTACAGCAGACGGCACAGCAGGAACTTTAAGTGAGGCTATGCGTATTAGTGAAGATAATAAAGTTGGAATTAATATCGCTAATAGTGGTACTGCTATGCTTAAAATTTATATTCCAGATTCACAATATGGAATTGAAACTTTACCAGCAGTAAACCAAACATATTATGCTGCTATATTTCGAAATTCATCTGGTAATGATGTAGGTAGAATAGAAGCATCTGCTTCTGCAACTTCTTTTGTCACTTCTTCAGATTACAGATTAAAAGAAAACGTAGTTACAGATTGGGATGCAACAACTAGATTAAAACAATTAAAACCATCAAGATTTAATTTTATTAATACACCTGATACAACCGTTGATGGGTTTTTAGCACACGAAGTATCTAGCATAGTGCCTGAAGCAATTAGTGGTGATAAAGATGAAGTAAAAGCTAAAGAAAAAGTTGTTATAAATGCAGATGGTGTTGTTATTGCAGAAGATGTAAAACAAATTAATTGGACTATTGGTAAAGAAGATGGAACATTTCCAACTGATTCAACTTGGGAGGCTAGTAAAACAGTTCCTGTGTATCAAGCAATAGACCAATCAAAACTTGTACCGTTAATGGTAAAAACTATACAAGAACTAGAAGCTAGAATTACAACGTTAGAAGGATAATTTATGGCATACATAGGCAGGCAAAATTTAGGTGGCGCATACAGACAGCTTGATGACATCTCATCAGGTTTTGACGGTTCTGATACCACACACACTATGCAGGTAAACTCAGCTAACGTAACTGTTGGTGACGTTAATCAGATTATCCTATCGCTTGGTGGTGTGATACAAAAGCCAGGCACAGACTTTACAGTATCTGGTAGCGTATTGACATTCACAACAGCTCCCGCTGCCAACACAAGTTTCTTTGCGGTGCTACTAGGTTCAGATAATGGCGGAACGGTGACACCGACTGATGCTTCTGTTACTACAGCTAAGATTGTTGATGCTAATGTAACAAAAGCAAAACTTGCAGATAGCATAGATGTTTTTGCAGGCACATCACTTAGTGCTGCTGACTTAGGATCTGGTATACACATCAAAATTTCTGATACTGGAGCTAGTGCAAATGCTGCTGGTGATGAATTAGTTATTGAAGATGCCACAGCTGGAGGCAATGTTGGTATTTCAATTTTGTCAGCTACAGATGGTGAGGGTAGGATAGTTTTTGGAGATTCTGGTGACAACGATATAGGTCAAATTCGTTATGACCACAACGATAATAAAATGCACTTTGTTCAAAATAATGCCTCTCAATTTACCATTAGCGGTAGCACAGCTGTTACAACTCTTGCAATTGTAGATGATGAAATAGCTTCAGGCGGTGAA